TTATTACTCCATCCTTGGGCCTTATTTTAACTCTATTCAAACAATCAAACCGCAGGCATTTTGCGATCGTGGTCCGGTTAGGATACTGATTGAGTGCTTACTTCAGCGGTAAGACTTCGGATTCCTGCGACACGATGTCCAGGTTTCTACTGTTCGGCACACGATATTAGCCTGTGCGAGCTATAACTGAATTAAGTTGCCTTAAAGTTTGGATTTAATGTGTGAGCCATGTACACGGACAGAAATTTGTCCATTGTAATATTCGTCGGATTCTAATACTTTGCGGTCGAATTGTTCTCGGGCCTCAACGTAAGATGTTTCTGCTTTGCTTTTACAGTAATGTAATATTTCGCGGGTGAATTTGTCTTTGCCTAAAGCGTCTATGTCTTTAGATAGTTCAACGCTGGATCCGTAGTATTCCTGCCAGTCGCTGTCAATTTTACTTCTAATTTTCTTTTTCTTCTTGGTGCCGTTCTTTAACTTTACAGTCTTGTAGGTCGTTTTACTAAATTTTGCTAACTTTTTGCCGATATAACGGCGACCTGTGACTGTATTAGTAATGCAATAAACAAAACCAATACAGTCTTCAGGTAATTCTAAGACTTCAGCACTCTGATAAGTCCAGTTGTTCAATTACTTTGCCGCCTTGGCTTCCTTGCGAGCATTCTTTTCAGCAGTAATTTCGTTACGGCGAGCCTTTACAGCCTTGCTCATTTCACCTAATGCCTTGCGAGCACGAGTACCAGCAGCACTGTTACCTGCTGTAAACTTTGCATCTTCGGCCATGTATGCATCAAATGCAGCTTGTAGTTCATTTTGTGTTGACATTTTGTTTTTCCTTAAGTTCTTTTCTTTTAGCTTTTGCTTCTTTCTTTGCCTTGAGCGAAGCCTTGTACTCAAGTCTTTGGCCTTTCAAATACACCTTATGGTCTCTTTGAAACTGCATTACAACTTTTCGAAGTTGGTTTAGATCATTTTCTAAAGCTATAATGGCATGCCTAACTTTCAATGCAGATGTCTGATTTGGCTTGTTTTGCAAATGCATATTAGCATTATGCATGGTTACTAAATCGTTTACAACCTGCTTGTATAGTTCTGTGTACTTGTTTAGCATTATGCTTCTACGTAGTCGACATTATTTGAGTAAGAAGTAAAACCGTTCTCTTTAATAACTTTCAAGACGTTGTTTACTCGTCCTACTAGCTCATCTTTGTGTGAGATTAAGTATATATTCTTATTTCTTTCACGTGCCATCTTCTTTAGAACAGCTAAACCAGACTCTACACCTGCCGCATCCATGCCCGCATCAATCAATTCGTCAATGAATAATAGATTAATGTGTTGATATAAGTTTTCCCATACATCACGGAATGCCCAACTTAGACTCAAGATGAGTCTATTTCGTTCACCTCTGCTGAGATTATCGAAGTCTAAGTCCTGTCCTAGCTGTGTGATTTCAACATTTAGATCGTTTTGGAACACAACTTGATGCGGTAATCCCATCTTGCTGATATAGTAGCTCAATCGCTTATTCAAATGTGCTAAATTTTGATCAATGATCTTCTTACGTATGAAGCTATCTTTGTTTGTTAACAGTTTTAATAAGAATTCTTGATGATCTTTTAATTTTGATAACTCGTTAACAGTAGACCAGTCAATTACCTGAATCGCAGTTTTCTTCAATTCTGCAATTTGCTCGTCGTATGGGTTTGTTTCTTCGGCTTTGGCTTCTAAGGCACGTTCTAACGTTGCTAGATTGTTTTTATGTCCTAGTGCTTCTGCTTCAGTATCGTAAAATGTATTAGGCTTATGTAGGGTGTCTCCGTTACCTATCTCAGCTAAGGTCTTTTCTAAATCACCAGAGACTTTATCAAAGTATGTTTGTGCTTCTGATAGATGTTGTACAGCAGATGTAGACATCTCTTCGTGTTTATGATCGTGCAGTTCTTGATCACATGCTGGGCATGTTTTACTTTCTAACGATTCAACCTCACGTAGATATTTGTCTCTAGCCTTTTGTGCTTGTCCGACAGCTGATTCTAACGTGGCTCTTTGTTTGTTTAAGTTACGAATCTTTAAATCGTGTTCGTTCCATAGTTTTAAATTTATATGGGCAATTAGTTCAGCTTCGATATCTACAGCTTCTAAATTTATGATAGCTTTACCAAGGCTTTCTAATTCACTAGTGTATTTGTTACCCCATGCGGAACTTTTAATAATCAAACTATCAATACTTTTCTGAACATTTTCGTTTGCAGTTTTAATGCCTTCGATTTTATATGTTTCTGATTGAATAGAGTCTTTGACCACTTTAACTTCTGCTTTTAATCGTTCTGCTTTTTCAGAAAGTAAAGTAATGCCCAGTAATTGTTCAATAACTTCCCGTTGATCAGCAGCCTTCATACTTAAAAACGGCTCAGTATACGTGTTGAGAGCAACAAGATGCTTGAACATAGTATGACTCATGCCTAGCAATTCTTCAATGGTCTTCTGAGTTTCTCTACTATCTCCTTGACTATCGTCGTCATCCTTGCTTTTTTGTTCTTGATTGTTAACAAAGAACTTCAGTACGTTGGGTTTACGCCCCCGCTCAATTCTAAAACTTTGACTATTAACATCAAATTCAACAGTAACCAGCATGTGCTTTGCATTAGTTTTGTTAATTAGGTTTTCTTTTTTGATGTTTGTTAAGGCAGTTCCGTACAATGCATAACTTAATGCATTAATCATAGTGGTCTTGCCAGTTCCGTTACGTGACCCGCTATCATCTCCGCCTAAGTCAATGTTTTCGCCTAGTACTAGTGTAAGATGCTCTTTGTCAAAATCAACAGCTTGAGTTTGATTTCCTACGGATAAGAAATTCTTTACGGTTATATTTTTAATTTTGAACATTATAGATTATTATAGATATCTAGTAGAACTTTTTTATCGAACGAATCGCTTTCGATTGCGACTAGTTGTTCTGTCACGATTTGATCAACACTTTCAAATTTTGAGTCAGCAGTGTCTTCAGTTACGGCATCTAGATTATCTTTGTCTTGAATTAAACTGATTTCTCGAATGTCATGTGCTGCAACAAATGTTTCTTTGATAAAGTTTGCTTCTTCAAAGCTGATATCAATGTCAAGATTAACTTTTAAATACATCTTACTCTTCATCAATGTATCTTTTTCGTCAAGTAATCGACTGAGTTTCAAGCTACGGAACTTGGGAGCGTCCGGCCAAAGTCTATATTCTGGCTTTCCTCCCCAGGACATAAACATCATTCCTCTGTCATCGTCCCACGTATCTGAGAAATTATGTGGAAATGCGTTACCGATATAGACAATTTTATCTCGTTGCTGACGCTTGTGGAAGTGACCGCTAAACACATAGTCTTGATGTTTAAAGTGTTCTGCTTTTAGCTCGCCGTGATCGGGCATTTGAACCATTGCATTCATATAGAATAGCGGTAATTCAAAGTGTCCAAACATGTATTTGCTCTTAACTTGACTAATAGTTTTCCACTCGTCGCCAACTAACCACGGTACTAGGGTAACATCACCTATGGTTGTTACTTTTTCAACTACAGTGACACCGGGAATGTGCCGACCAAATGACGAACTGTGAATATCACGCTTGTCTTTATAGAATAAATCGTGATTACCTGGAAACCAGTAGAACTGCTCAAAGGCAGCACCTAGCTTTTCTAAGCACCGCATACTGGTATCTAACGTAATTAGATTGATAGAGTTGCGGTTGTGATGCCAGTCACCGAGAAAGATACAGGTTTCGCACCCTTCTTTCTCAGCTTCTGAAATAAACCAATCTACAAAGTCTTCACAATCTTGATTATGTGTAGCACTGTTGGACTTGAGTCCGAAATGTATGTCTGTAAAACATGCAACTTTCTTGAATAACTGCATTAATGTGAGTCTCCTACTTGATAGTATAGCAGATTATTGTTATGCAGATCAAGCCCCTTCTTCTTCTTCGATGTCCGGTTCTTCTGATTTTGGCTGTCTAAAATGTTTATACAGCTCTGCTTGGCGAGCAGTTTCTTCAGCAAACTCGTCTCGGTATTGTCGAGTTGAGCTAGGAGTTAATCCGTTGACTTCTAGCATATCGTCTCGAATGTTTTGCATTTTCTTTTCGATATTGAGTACTCTGGTAAAGCTATTAGTCACTGCGGCAGTGTAATATGCAAACGGATTCTCAGATTTAGACTCGTCAAACTGTAGACCAATTTGACTTAGTTGTAGAATTGCTTGCCCACGCATTTCTTCGTTGTAAGTGTACCCACGCCAATTAGACCTTTGTGCATATCGTTCACTTAACTTGATAAACATCTTACCTAGATTTTCAGTAATGCGGCCGTGCTCTTTTGAAAATGCACCTGTGTCCACGGGACCTTTCCAGTGACTCTTTCCTACGCACACTAGTTCGTCGTTCTCGTTGTATTTCCAGTGCTGGAAAGGAGGAAAGTTAATCTTGTCGTGAGCATCTGCGGTGCTCTTAACGGTCTTTTTCCTACCAGGTGCAGTTGGAATATGATCAAAAGTCATTACTCTAAACACTAAGTCTATTTTTGGAATAGTTTTATAGTCAGGAGTACATTCTGCTAACTTTATTTTCTTATCTCCCGCAATTCTTGCCTCAGTGAATGCAATAATTCCTAATCGTTTTGCACGATTTCTTTTTGCTTCAGCAGCCGTTCGAATATTGATCTTGTCAACATTTGGTAAAATCAAATCATGCTGATTATATTCTGGACTGGTAAAACTTGAAAAAGTATTCTTACTCTTGTGAATTTCTGCTAATAAATCTTTATTATTAAGGTACCGGACTTTGCGACCAGTTGGTGATATTGTTATGGACATCTATTGATTGTCTCCTTTTGTTAAGTGTAGCATTTTAACTACACCGCAGTCAACCATTAAAATGGTGTTTTATTTATTGGGTTAAATACACTATAGGAGATATTACGATGCCGTGGAGAGTACTACCGTCTGGTGAAATGTTACAAGTTACTCAAGCAGAATTTAATGCTTGGAATACTGAAAACGGCTTGCCCACAACTGATCAGATGAAAACTGGCACCGCCTATGCTAAAACAATAGCAGTAGATGCACAGGACAAAGTAAATGAAGCCCGCCAATCTTCAGCTAGGTCTTCGCGAGCAATAGAAACTTCCTTGCAAAATCAAACTCAGGCTGACGGCAAAGTTTTTCAGAACGAAAGTACTACTAGATTTTTAGAAAGACAAAATCAAAGAACGGACATAACACCAGAACAACGTGCTAGGAACGAAACTAGAATTCAAGAATTAACTGCGGAAAAAGAACAACTGGCCGCAGATGCTGAATTAGCTCGAGTCCAAGTTGCTGATACCTTAGACGGTAAACAAGCAGCCGAAGCAGAAAGAAAAGATGCAGAATCTAGATTTGAAGAAACAAAATCTGCCTACGAAGAAGTTAGTGACTTAGAAGATAAAGAAATTCGAGACGTGATAATGAGTGACGATGCACTAAATTATACCGCAACTATTAAAATAACAGATCCTGATTTAATAAATGACTCTGAATCAGATGCAGAAACTGAAGCAAAGTACGCAGACCCTAATAACACACCCAACGAAGATCCTTTCTTATTGTCAGGCGACGAATCATCGGAACAAACTGATGATTTTGATCTGTCAGATCGATATGCACCCGATGACTCTTCAGATGAAACGTATGCAAAAGAAAACAGAAGCGGAGTTCCAGTTGGTGCCGAACGATCTAGGTCGATAACAAAGGCGTCTGCAGACTGGGCAGAAACAAAAGACCTTCGAGCTATACTAAGAGTTCCGCAATCATATCTTAAAGGACCAGCGGCCGGTCCGGGTAAAATTCTAAATGACTTTGGAGGAATACTTTTTCCCTACACTCCTACCATTAGTTATGATAATCAAGCACAGTACGGTTCAGTGAACCCTGTACATAGTAACTATACACAATATTATTTTAAAAGCAGCCAAGTTGGGCAAATCACTATTAGTGCAAAGTTTACAGTTCAAAACGAAAAAGAAGGTAAAGTGTGGCTAGGCATTGTACACTTGTTAAGGTCCCTGACTAAGATGCGTTGGGGCAAAGATTCTAACGCAGGAAGTCCGCCACCAGTTTGCAGATTAGAAGCATACGGTGATTATGTTTTAAGAAATGTTCCCGTTCTAATTTCTAGTTTTAAATTTGATTTACCTGATAGCGTAGATTATATTTCTGTTGGCGGCGACTATAAAAACAGTTTAGTTCCTTCTATTACTACTTTTAACATTGGATTGAATGTTATGTACAGCAGAAGAGAAATGCAAGACTATTCAGTTGATGATTGGATTGCAGGAGACCTTAGAGGTCAGGGATATCTATAATGTATTCAAAAACAAGTCCGTATTTTACAACCAATGCCACTGGGTCTTATCTTGACTTACTAAGTCTTAGAGATATTCCTGCTCAAAGTGATGATATTCTGTTCACAGTAACTCAACAATATTCTAATCGTCCTGATTTATTAGCGTACGACCTTTATAGTGATGCTAATCTTTGGTGGGTGTTTGCTGTGAGAAATAAGTCAGTTATTAAAGATCCTGTCTTTGATATGATACCTGGACAAAAAATTTACTTGCCTAAGTTGTCTACTATTAATTCTATATTGGGATTGTAATATGGCATCAGCTACTACCGTAGTTTTTAAAACAAAAACTGAAACTATTTCTCAGCCTTCTCCTACTGGTGCTCGTACTGCTAGCAATACTCCTGGAGAAACAGAGAATGTTCTAAACAGATATAGAAACGTTACCTATAACCTTACATTGGCAGCACTAACTGCTGATAATTTAAAAGATCCTAGCGGCTACAGAAATAAAAAATTAAAATATGTAATTGCTTCTTCAAAAGGAAAAGGTTCTAAGGCAATCTCAGAAGACATCACCGCCAAGCGAACTGATATCTTTGAAGATAGAAATATTGAAGAAGATGGTAGATTTTTAGGGTCAGAAAAAGTACTAGCAGGTACTAAATTAGATTTCAGTGCTAAAGAAATAATTCAAGAATTTAATAAAGTTAGTCCTGGAAAATTTGATCTTTTCATTGATGGACTAGAAGTAGAAACCTTACTAGCACCTAATAAACAAACCGGCCCAGCCATTGCTACTAAAGTTAAGTTTGAAATATTTGAGCCAATGAGTGCCAATGGCTTTATCGAAGCTTTGCATGTATCTGCTCTGGCTGCAGGGTGGACTGGATATCTTAATGCATGTTATGTAATAAAACTTGATTTTATTGGCTATCCTGACGATGTGCCCGGACCTGTATCAGACTCAGAGGTAATTAATGCCACTCGCTACTTTCCAATTAAGTTAACCGGCACTGAGATGGAAGTAACAGAAACCGGCACCAAGTACAGAGTAAGTGCAGTTCCTTACAACGAATCGGGTTTTGCAAACCCCAATACCATTTATACAGATATCTCGTTTGGTGGAAACACTGTTAAAGAAGTAATTGAGAGTTTGTTTGAAGGAATTAATAAGAGTACTCGAGAACGTGCTGCAAAAGAAAAAACAGCCGAAGCAGCAAAAATTATAGATGAGTATCAGGTATTTTTTCCTGCAATGCCTTCTGCAGGATCTAGTTTAAAAATTGAAACTACTGATACTGCAATTTCTAAAGCAAACATTAATGAACAACTTCGATCAAATGCTGTTTACAAATTTCCACCCATTGAGAAAAGTCCTACAGTGACATCACCAGCAGGCGGTCGCGGTTCAGGATATAATGATCCGAGAAGAACTGACGCAGGGGAAATTCCTAAACGTTACGACCCTCAGCAGAATCAAATTCAGTTTGCTGCAAACTCTAATATCCACGAAATTATTGAAGCAGTGATTCGAGATAGTTTATACTTTGAACAAATATTAAAAGATGTTGAAGCTGCTAAGAAGTCAGACGGAATGATTGATTATTTTCAAATAATGATCAACACCGTACCTGGCCCAATGGACACTACTTTTAATCAACAAAGATTTATCTATCAATATATAATTTGTCCGTATCGTGTACATTATTCTAAGTTGCCCGGACAACAAAATGCAAACTTTAATGCAGCTTCTATGAAAAATTATGTAAAGAGAGTTTACAATTATCTTTACACAGGTAAAAACATTGATGTTCTAAGTTTTAGATTAAATTTTAATAATTTATTCTTCCAGGCTGCTAACCCTAAAATGGGTAATAATGATAAGTCGGACACTAGTCAGGGTGCTGGTGCATCTAATGATCCGGTAGTCAAAGCTCCTAACAACGGTGCTAAAGATGCACCGAAAGATCAAAATGATAGAGCAGCGGGCCTTCCTGACAGTGAAGCAGGATCTACTAATGCTCGCGGACAGCCGATACAACAGAATCCTTACTATCAAATTGCATATGCTGCCCACCAGGCCATATTAGAAAGCGTTAATATGCTTACTGGTGAGATTGAGGTCCTGGGAGATCCTTTTTATCTTGCAACAGGCGGGATGGGAAACTTTTTGCCAAGTTTAAAAGATACTGCAATTACCACTACTGGAGAAGCCAATTTTAACAACGGTCCTGTGGTAGTAAAAATTAATTTTAGAAATCCAATAGATATCAATGAACAAACTGGCCTTGCTGAATTTAGCAAAACAGCAGTGCCTTTCAGCGGAGTCTATCAAGTATTAAAATGCCAAAGTACATTAAGAGATGGTGCATTTAAACAAAAATTAAACATTATGCGATACAACGGTCAGATCACAGACGGATCTGATCTTAAAGAAACAAAAGCACAGCAGTCGATACAAGATAGCAAGCCCGGCGAACAGCAAATAGTTGACCGTGCACCAAGTGATGTTGCACGATCAGGTATTAAACCCAACGAAGCAAATTTAGCCGGATGGATTGATCAAGGATTGCCGTCCGTTGGCCTGCCTGGACAATTTGCCAACCTCTTAGGTGCAGGAAATCAAGCATTAAAAACAGTGACCGGTGCGTTAGGTCCTGGAGCAAATGTACTAAATCAAGTAAGCAATCTGGCAGGAGGCTTAGGCATCGGAGATGCATTAACAGGCATCAATCCTCTATCTAAAGGAATACCGATCAATGTAAGTTCACTAGCAATATTAAACGGTAATCCGTTAGCCACAGCAGCATCATTGAACCAGGTAGGAAATCAACTTAAATCTTTAGTTCCCGGAAACGTTGACGGACTTATTAATGTACAGTCGGCACAAGATGCGTCAAGTATTTTGAATAGAGCAGCAAGCGGTGCATCGTCAGTAGTTAACGGAGTAGCAAAAGGTGCAGAAAGCCTTGTAGCATCTGCAGGTGCAGGAGTTAGTAATCTATTAGATTCTGCTAAAGGATTAGGAGACACTTCTGGACTTGTTAATAATGTTCAAGGGAAATTAGCTAACTTAACTTCTGGTGGTATCAGCAGTCTAACACCGCTACAGAAATCTGCGGTAATGCAAGATGCGATTGATAAAGGAATCCCAGTTGATCAGGCTTTGAGAAACGCACAATTATTTGGAGTTAATGTTGAAGGATTTGAAACCAACTCTAGTGCAATGGCAGCGAAATTAGGAATTGATACTTCACAGTTGTCCGGCCTAACTGGCAAATTAGATAGCAAAGTAATTTCTGAACTACAGTCTGTTGTAAAAGAGTTGCCTGACAATGTTAATTTGACATCTGTTAAAGAACAGGGCATTATTCTTGCAAATATTGGCAAAGATGCACTAAAGAATATTCCTGCAATTCCTCCAAAAGTAATAGCACCTATTGCAGAATTACCTACCCCTGCAATGTCAGACACATTATCTGTGGCTGAAAGATCTAAAGTAATTAATCATGCAATTGCAAATGGCATACCTGTTGATCAGGCATTAAGAAATGCATCATTATTTGGCGGAACAGGCAGCATACCTAGCCTAAATGGATCTGCACTAGGATCATTAGCTGCCCTTGGTAAATCTTCAGCAGACATGCTAACTGGTAAAATTTCTTCAATACAACAAGGTATATCGGGAGTTGTGGGACAGAGCGGTAGATTACAAGCCGGCCTTACCACAGCAATGGGCATTCCGGGGTCAGTTGAAAGTCAACTATCGTCGGTTCAAAAAATGTTAGGTAACCCTGAATCAGGAGTAACTCAATTATCAAATTTAGGAAAAAGTGTTACTGCACAGTTTGGAAGTTTATCAGCAGCTTCTGCCAGTCCCTTAGAGAAGTTCATGAACAACTCTGTAAATAGCCTAAACGATCCAAACGCTCCGCCATACACAGGAACTGACCCTATCGTAAGAAGAAGGTTAGGTTTGCCTCCTATAGAAGAAGCATAATATGAGTATTCAAACCCGCAGAAGACAAAAATTACCACATCCCGGGCCTTGGCTAGGAGTAATTACAAACTACCTTGATCCTACGTACATGGGCGGCCTCGAAGTCTCCTTGATTAAGTCTACTCAAGGCCAAGTTACCCTACAGAATGAAACAGTGATTGTTCATTATATGACTCCTTTTTACGGTGTCACATCTATTAAACACGAAGGTACAAACTCCGCAGATTTTAATGATGTTCAAAAAAGTTACGGTATGTGGTTTGTTCCGCCCGACATTGGCACAACGGTAATGTGCATGTTTATTGACGGAGATCCAAATTCTGGTTATTGGTTAGGTTGCGTACCTGAGACATTTCAAAATCATATGATTCCTGGTCTTGCAGCAAGTCAGACCGTGGCAATGACCGCTGAACAAGAAAGAAAATACGGCACTAGAAATGTACCAGTGGGCGAATTTTTAAAGAAAGGTAGAGATCTTTCTAACCCCAAACCAGACACATATACAAAACCTATACATCCTTTTGCAGATAGACTGCTAGCACAGGGATTACTTACTGATACTATTAGAGGTACTACGACTAGTGGTGCCCGACGAGAAATTCCTAGTGCAGTATTTGGTATTAGCACACCCGGCCCCCTTGATCCAAATGGAAAGAAAGGGTACATTGGATATGAAAGTATTTCTACTGCACCGGTAAGTAGATTAGGCGGAACACAATTTGTTTTCGACGATGGTGACCAAAACGGCCAGAACGAGCTAGTAAGAATTAGAACTAGAACAGGGCATCAAATCTTAATGCACAACAGTCAGGATTTGATCTACATTGGTAATAGCAAAGGATCTGCGTGGGTAGAATTAACCAGCAACGGTAAGATTGATATCTATGCCGAAGACTCAATTAGTATTCATACTGAACAAGATTTTAATTTTAGAGCAGATCGAGATGTAAT